TTATTAATATCTTCATAATAAGTTTTTTCTTATATTCGATGCTGAAATTTTCTCTATATGCTTCGGTAGAACTTCTGCAGTTATTGTATAGCCTACATCTCTACCAGTAGTAATATCTGTGATGTTAGGAACTTGTAGTATAATAAAGTCTTCATCTAATGTGTAACCATGTTTGATTAAATCATTCTCTATTGTTTCACTCACCTCTGTATATGAGTACGGATTGTTATCAGACTTTTCTTGTGAACGGACTAAAACAGCAACTTGTCCCACTCGTTCATGTGCCTGTGTAAAGAGAGCACGGTGACCTGCGTGCCACGGTTGATATCTTCCCATTAGTTGTGCTGTGGGTTTGTTCATTTTAAATTCAGGTTTAGGAGGGCGTTCCCTCATAATATTTGAAGTAGTCATTACCATATTTTCTCTCTTTCTATAATTAATTAATGTTGTTGGCCTGACAGAGCTGGTGTCTTAATATCAGGCCATTCCCATGTGTATTGAGGGCGAGAAATCCCTCATGGGATATTCATTGGTGAGAATGTCAAGGGTTTATTTTTCTTTAACCGAATTAGGGCGGCCGCCTTAGACATTCTCAATATTGGGTTGACAGACGAGACTCGAACTCGCAACCGTCAAAATCACAATCTGATGCTCTACCGGTTGAGCTACTGTCAACATTTATACTCAAGGATAATTTCACTTGTTCCAGTGTACGCATCTTTTTCATCTGGTAACAAACGAGACATTAGCAGTTGCTTTTTTGCGGTGCGGCTCGGAGGCCGTCTGAGAGTTCTCATGTGGCTATAAGCAAGCGTGCATAAAACAAACATATCACACAGACACTGCATTTTTCGTTTTCTCTTTAGTCTGTCGTGTCGTTACTCACTACACGGCTCACACAGTTCGCTGCTTCTGCTGTTCGGTGTGCCTCCGCCGTGTCTAGTCAGCCTTGCTATATTTGGAAAACCTTGTAGAGCTTCCCGTCAATTCGTGTCGTGCCCGTGCACCGTGCTGGTGTGTCCGATGGCATGAACCCCGCGTCGAAGTTTGCCTCCTGCTCTGGCACCCACCCCTGTGGCATTCCTTTAGCTGTCTGGTTTAATTTTTGTTCTATAAGCTCGGTTTCAGTCGAACTCTTTTGATTCACATATCTCATATGTTTCTATATTATATTATTATGGAAAAGGAGCCCCTATCTGCCTAGATGTTCTAGAAACATACTACAGCTTCGGGGCCCACTCACTCTCCCACTTAAGGCGGGGAGAACTCACCAAAGGGTTTCTCAAACCTTTGCAAAGGGTTGTTGGCTTCCTAGTATTAATTATACTTACTAATCTCTGGAAACTTATGCGGCTACCCGAAGGCCCCTTTCTTCACCACTAGAAGGTCGACAGCTTGCGGCTACTGTAGTCAATACTGCTTCACTCACTACTGTCTGTCTGATCTCAATCGCTGTGTCCAATCAGCCGTCACCCTTGAGGGTGGGACACCATTAGCGGGGAGTCGAATCATTCTCCCTATTCTTCATAGGTCATTATTTAACGTTCATTCGATCTTCTCTCATTGTGTACCTCCATTATATCATAAGTATGTGTAATTGTCAAGTGTTTATTTGTTTATTATTAATATTTCTTTGTGATATGGTTTCTTCTCCTACTTCCCTCTTTCCTTCGTCTCTTTCTGTTTCTTTTCTTCATCTTGCTCTCACAAGCAGTGAAGAAGAACTCTTCCTCCATTGTCCACATTGGCGTAGTCATATTCATCATTATTCTCTATAAAGGGTTAATCTTCTCTCAGTTTCTACTACCATGGTATCATGGTTCGTGCACAAAAGTCAAGTGTTTATTAAAGTTTATTCATGTTTCCTGCCGACCGCTGATGATTACTATGTTCTTTGCTTCTCTCCGGTAACACCTTATTATATCACACTATTCTCATTTGTCAAGTGGCGCGGTAATCAAATAATCAACAGAAAAGTGCCGTACCAGGTGAGCGAATTTCCGCGTGTGGTGGAGACCTAATTTTGCTGTGTAGAGAGCAACTTCTGCTACTCTGTGGTGTGTAGAGATGTGTATAAAGATGATGTCACAATTTGTGACCACAAGAAACGAGGGGTGCCGAGATGTGTCGGGTCGGGTGTGTGGTGAGGGAGAAAAAAGCGTTTTCTTTTTATTATATCATACTATTAGAGAAATGTCAAGTCTTTTTTGGAAATTTTGCTCGTAAAATGAAAAACTAAGACGACTAGAGGGTATCGATTTAAATTGCTTTTATTTTACCTACTCTATCATCAGGTTTCCAATTCCACCACGTGATGGACGAGTTGTTGGAATTACTCCACAGGGTATTGTCCCTATCCAGTAGCAGATGATCTATCTTAACTACATCCATGGGCATGAACTCCGCTAGCACCTCATTCGATGAGAATTCGGCACACGAATATACATCACATTGGACTAGTGCTGGTGATGACTCATCCCACACATGTATTGCTATATGGGATGTTTCTATCATCACTACACCGGTGACACCCCTATTACCTTCTTTCTGTACATAGGAAGCATAGGGACCCTTGATGATGTTCATGTCTATTTTTTTTACTAGTTTCCGAAGCCATAATCTAACATATTTCTCTGTCATTGGTGGGTTGTTCACTTCAGCCCTAATGATTAAGTGTTTATGTATTGCCATTTTTTTGGTCTCTGTTTCTTTCCGGTTGACACCTTTATATATAAGAATTAAATTCTCTACAGTCCTTTGTTTCTTCCTTTTATGTCACAGGTTAACCAGACTAGCGGAGCTCCGAAATTCTTGTACATTCTGGTTGGGTATATTCGATGTGGAGGACGATGTTTTTTGTGGTAGTCTTTGTCAGGCTTATTGTCTTGATGGTCTAGAACTTGTATACCGTAGCTATTAAGCATTTTGCTCTCTCCTGCACCATTATCGTAGTAGTTCCAGCAGTCTATTTCAGATGAAAATTCTTTGTCTATTGTATATACGACAGGGTTCCATGTCATGACTATTGCTATCCATAGTACAGCGGTCATACACTTCCCCTTCCATAGCATTCCTTCTCAACTGTAATTATCTCTGATTCACATTGTTCTAGTTCATTCATGAGTTCGTTGTTTGCTTCCACCAGATAGTCTATACGTTTTAGATACTTGGATTTTACTCGGTCTTCTATCGCTTTAGTATAGACGAGTGTTGCTAAATTGTTCCGTGTTTTAATCATTTTCGGGTTGTAGTTCTTTTTTGTAGTTTTTTGTTTTACCATGATATTGGATGTCGAAATCTTTTTTCGGCCATCCTTTCTCTCCGCGCCTATCCTTTTTCCACTCTATACCTGCCATATCTTCCATCTCATTCTTTAGTTTTTCTATATACACGGACGCGTCCATCAGTTCTTCTTGGAGATGTTGTAACCACTCTAATGTGCTGAGGTCAGTACGTTCAGTATTCACTCCGTATTTGATTATACCTTGCCGTTCCCTGTTGTGTAATTGGGTAATCACACCCTCTACGTTCTTGTCTGGTTTCATTCTTTCTTTGTCTTTCATCCTTTGGACTATCCCTTTCCACTTCTCAGGATCTACCTTTTCAACTGTCATTTTCTGTATTATCTTGCTGTACTGGTAGTTTCTGTTGTCTGTAGTATGAATGTCGTTTGCGACCCTTACTGTTTCCCATCCATCGGAAAGGGTTACATAGAGTACATTTGGGTTGTTTTTTAGTTCTTTTACTCTTTCGTTTACCGGTTTTTTTGCTCATGCTCTCCCTATTGTGTGTTGTAGTAGAGGGGAGCGGAGAGAGGTGATGCCTGCTGATAGCTAACTTAGCGCGCCGTCAGTCTGTTTCCATCAGTAGTATATTTCCTCACTTCATCCGTCCCCTTGTTCATCGGTATACTCATCTTTCAACACGAATTTTCCTCCGTAGTCTAGTTCACAGTAACGGTGAATGTCTGTTGGGCTTGCTAGCAAACCTCCGTTCTCCGTTGTGACTCGGTACTTCCTAGGACACGGTTCGGGTGTGGTGAATGCTATCCAACTGAAGATCAGGCCATTCACTATGAGTAGTGTTGCGGTTGGTATTATCATCTGTTTGTAAAAATCTGTCCTGTTTCCATTAATAATTTAGTCTTTACATCTTCTAAACTGAAAAATTTTTCGCTTAAATCGGCACCATTCAGAAAGGATTCGCCGTTCCTGAACAATTCAAATTGTCCTTTAGTACCTTCTTCAACTTGGCACGTATCAGGAAGCATGTTGTTAATTGCTGCAGAAAGCCTTTCTGCTTGTGGTCTGTAGTTTCAAGAACCACAGTACTTAATAGTCCACACTATTATCCCTTCTCCTTTTCTTTTTCTTCTAACCATTTATTACGAATTTCACTCCATCGGTGAACATCAGCTGCATTCACTAGCACACTTCCCTCTAATGTATAGGTTAAGTGTTCATCTATAGCTGGCAACTTTTCTTTTTCTTTTGACCATTTATTATAATTTTCTTCATTATCAAAAGTTATAGCACGTACAAATGATTTTCCATCTTCGCTCAGGATATTAACTTTAGCAATTACAACACCAATGTCAATATCGGTATGTTGCTTTATTAGAGCTTCATCTGCCGTTGAAGCAGCAAAAAATTCTTCTACTGATGCATAGCTTGTATCAGATTTATCTGTAACTTTCCATTCTACTACAAAAGGTTTATAATTTGTTTCCCATTTATATGTCATATTTTCTCCTATTAGTTCAGTATTATATCTTCATCAGTTTGTTGATTATCATATCGGTTAATGCGTTCTTTAATCACCTTCATTCTCTCCATCTTTGTATGTTGATGTATCTTGTCCATACTCACCTTAACCAGCTTCACCTCATCATACAACTTTGCTTCCCGTAAATCTGATATCAGATCCAATCCCTTCTCCTCTGTATCTATCCACTCTGTTTCCCATACCTTTTCATGATACCATACGTGTAGGAGACCGAGGAAACCTAGCTCATCTTGTCTTGCTTCGAATGCTTGAAAAAGGTGGGTGATTCCCATAGATTGGAGGAAAGGAAATTCTGGAGAACGAGTAAAATTATCCATAAATTGCTTCTGCATTACAGTTCGTATTTCATTCCTGTGATGTTGTAATAGTTGCTCGTCCATCATTTCCTAACGTTATTATAGCATAAATTTTACCCAATACCATACCTAAAATTACTGATATAAAAATGAAAAACCATAGCAAATGTTTCTTCAAAAATATTTTAATCTTCACCTATCTCCTCGATTGTTATTTTTAAAGGATATTGATTTTCTTTTGCTTCTTCAGCCGTATCATAGGCTTTTTGTTCTGCTATCTCAAGGCGATATACTCCTGCAATACCCATACCGTCTTTGTGTACAGCCAACATAATTCTTTCAGCTCGTTCAAATGGATGATGAAAAACTTCTTGTAGAACATACACCACAAAATCCATTGGAGTAAAATTATCATTGTGTAAAACCACAGCAAAAGTACCAGGCTTTTGTGGTTCTTTTACTCTCTTGAATCCACGAGCTATTGAACCTTTCTTTGGTTTAGTTGTCGTTATTGTTCCGTCATCATCCGGATTCTGGTCCTTTTGCACTCTCACCTCTAACACATCCTAATGTATTATATCTACTCTGTCTCCATGTATGAGTTTCTTCGTTGTATCTCATCCATATTTGATTTCCACCCGAATCACAATTTTGTACATATAGTTTTCCGTTTATAGTAAACACTCCTGATCGCACGAACCCCTCAACCTTTGGTAATGTCTCTAAACTTTGTACCCATAATGGAGAATTAGGGGGCGCACATGAAGCAAGTAAGACAAGAATAGTACCTGTCAATATAATTTGGATTAGATTAAGGATAACTAAATTTAAAATTGTTTTCATCTGATATATAATCTCAATTCATTAGTCCCGTGGACAATGTTGGTGAATAAGCGTCATCCCAAATTGCTGTAAGAACATCTCCAGCAGCTTGACTGTCAAGTACTAGAAAATCTCCATAATTGTCGATGATCAAATAGTTTCCACTATCGTCCTTGAATCGTCTTACAAGATAATTTCCTGTAATATCCACCTTCTCCGTTAACGGGATAAGCTCCTTGTGCTTTTCAATGTTCATTTCTCTTTTCTGCATTAATTTGCCAAAACGTTTGAATTTTTGCTTTCTTAACACGCTCCACAATGAGTTTTCTTGCTTCTTTATTCTTACGATTCCAGTCACGCGCTCTTTCAAGAATAATTTCCTTGTTCTTTTGGTAGTAAACCTTTAGTTTTTCTTTCCTCACCTCATCATTCTTCCACTTCTCCGCAAGACGGTCCTTATTCTTTTGGTAATATTTATTATTAGCTATGGATTTTTTCTCTTGTTTGGTCATTAGCGGTGCCATAGTAGTCCCTCGGCACCTGCTTTAGCTATGAAATAAGCATCTACTATATCACTAACGGGGTTTGTTATTTTGGTTGCTTTTGGAGTCAATCGTTCCTTAAGATCATTAGGAGTGAGAAGTTCAGATATAAATGCCTCATACATCAATTCCTTATTTGCATTACCCTTACCTGTTGCAAACTTTTTGATTACAGTAGGTGGATAATTCTTAAATGGTATCCTTCCGAGCCACATTTTGTTTTTTAACAATCCAGTATTCTCTGCTATTGAACGTACACCAGCTTGTGCTGAAGTAGCAAATGCATATCCTTCTATATGCACTTCATCACATCCTTGTATTAATGTCATAGTCCACGCGGAAAGTTTTTCATGTCTTTCTTCTTCTGTAGACCACTCGGGATATGGGTGAGCAAAAATATTACCTATCCCACACCCGGTGGAAAGTTGTTGCTGTCTTTTATTATTAAATAGATAATATAACATACACCTATCAAAATCAAAATATCCACCATCTACTTCCTCAATATAAATACATACTGCTGGTGATGTTAAAGAATAATCAATCCCAGCTATCGTCTTCAGTTTCATCATTATCTATATTTTCTACACCTGACTCAATGTAATGTCCACAAAATGGACATAATTCTAGACCCGTCATATCTTCCGTTACAATGATATATTCTCTATCACACCCATCGCACAATATATTGATGTTTGCTGTACCGTCTTCCCATAGAATGTCTGTAGGCATTTAATCTTTCGTTTTCCAATTCCGTTTGTGCTCATTCTCTTCATCTGCTAATAATTCTATTAATTCTCTTGCACCAGGCAATCTTTGTTTTTCTGTGTGGTTCCATAATAATCTATCACCGAACCATATCTTAAGGTCTTTATGCTTAGGTAATCCGGTAATACAGGAAAAAATTTCCTCATCTACCCCTGTATAATCACTAAGTTCTTCAGAAAGCTTTCTTGCTTCATTTTGCATACCATGTACACTACCATTGGTTTGAATAACCCAAGCTCTCTTTTTTATTCGTGAAGCAACCCAATTATCTTTATTAAAAATTGTTGACATTTATTTAGTCCATTTCTATATTGCAATGTATAATAATAAGAGAATTATTATGAAAAGTTCTACAACAAGCAAAGTATGATACCATACCCACCGTGTTTCATAGAGCTCTTCTTTCCCTTCTTTAGGTTCTTCTTGTCTTGTAAATTTTTCTATTAAATATTCTTTTGCTTCATCATACCACATACCCAATCTGTCTCTGATATCCATTTACTCCTAAGATTATGATGTTATACTACGGTTCTTATATTTAGTGTAGATTTACGGCACAACTTGCGGAACAACTTGCGGGGAAATATCAACTATTTCACACCCTTTCTCTGAAGTACATGCAAATTCTTGACTAGCACTAGTAAAATCTTGTGTTTCATGATCCGTTAAATGTGACCAATTAACCTTTTTTGGCATTTTACTTAACAATTCGGTATATTCTTCTTCAGTACAATCTTGATATGGTGCTTGTTTATATGTGTGATCACTAAATGGTAAAAAACTAATACCACTAATGTCATCAAAATTATCATATACCCAAGCAGAAGTGTTTACCCATTCATCTTCCTTGACAGAAACGGTTACACTAGGTTTATGTTCACACCACTCTTTTGCATAGGTGTGCCATAAAGAGAGTTGCTTCCATGCGGTCATATCTTTCCTACAAATTGCTCCTTTAGGGCTCTTTGCCGGAAATGAAAAGACCGATGTGTGTTCAGGCTTTGTGACATCAGGTTCATTAGGAAACCCTTCAGCCTTCATCATTTTACATAATGGATCTTTATTATCTGCTCTTACAGTCCTGATATAATAAGGATTATGTCGAGCATGAATACCAGAAGCGGAGTCAACCAGTTGTGAAACAGTCCCGGAAGGTTTCACACACGTAATAGAAGCACTACGTTCAATCCCCAATTTTTGTGCATATTCTTTGTTAGTTTCTACTGCTACATTTCTCAGGTCATTTAATAATTTCTTTAGCGTACCTTTTGAACCATTGGTTAGGGGAGAGTCCATAATTCCGGTAAGACTAACTCCAAGAAGTCGTTCCTCTTCGCAATTTCGTTGCCACTCTCTGGAGAGGTATTTGAAACTAGTAAGGGTGGATTGAAATGTTCCAAGGATAGTTGCAATCCTAACTTTCTCTTTGAGAGATTCCCTAGTGTCGTTGTGTCTGATGACGACTTCGGAGAGGTTGCAGAATTCTCTGGATCGTAGAATGATTTCGCTGCAAGGATTTGTCCCGAAATCATCTCTTGCCACTCTTCTCTGAATGTATATGCCATGTTCGTCCTTTTCTCTAGTATTTAGATCATTTACATGATGTTTACTTGCTAACCCATTGTAAATACCACGTTCTCCTGATTTAGAATCATAGAGAGATAACCACTCTCGCATGAAAGTTCCTACATCAGGTCTTTCTTTATAATTAACTGAATTGTTTGCTAGTGCCCGTTGTACGTTATCCTTATACCACTCACCGTGTTTAGCAAATCTCATTTCACGGTCATTAAGATCGGAAAGAGAAATAAGGGCAGACCTACGAACACCACCTACAACAACTATCTCTGCCGTCTTGCATACAATGTCATGTGCCTCTATTGGTTTGAGTTTTCTACCTACTGCAGTACTAAATGAAGATACAGTAAAATTAAATAAGTCTACCAAAGGAGCAGGTCCTGATGCCCGTCCTCCGAAAGTTTTTAATGGTGCGCCTGCAGGTCTAACTTTACTCACATCCCACTTTGGAATGTGGCCACCATATAGTAAAGATATCAATTCTTTAAAGGCTCTTGCCCATCCTAATTTCGAATCTGCAACTACGATAGTAGTGTCTGTAGGATATAATTCTTCAGGAACCGGTGGTA